GAACCCTCGACCAGGGTGAAGTAGCTACCCGGGTAGCTGAGTTCCGCCCGGTTGGAAAGCCCGTCTCCGTCCTGATCCGCATCGGAGTCATTGATCCCATCGCCATCAGAATCGGCCAGAAGTGGGTTGGTTCGCGTCAGGACAAGTTCATCGTAGGCAGTAAGTCCATCCGCATCGGCATCAGAGAGATCTTTCTCGAAAGTGGCCCCGACATTTTTGTCGGAATCCATCTGGATCGTCAGCGGGTTAGTCGTCCCCGATGCATCGCCGGTCCATCCGGCGAAGCGGTAGCCTGGGTTGGGCGTGGCGGTGAGGGTGGCGGTGGTTCCTGGATCGAAGATTCCACCGCCAGCGACGTTGCCGTTCGTAGCGATTGGGACGGTGAGCGACCAATAGCGGGTGTCGGCTACCGCAGCGCCGCTCAGGCTCGTGTGGATCGAGCTGAAGAAACTGCTGGCTACCCGGAACCCGAGGTAGTTGATCGTGACCGTCGGGGAGTGGCCGTTGCGGAACGCGACGCTGCAGTTGTCCTCGCCCCAGTCCCAACCGCCGCCCCGGCGCACCCGGGCCGAGGGCAAAGCATCGAAGCACCATTCCCAAACGTTCCCACTCATGTCCGATAGCCCTAGCTCGTTGGCCAGCTTCGTCGCCACATCTTTGGTCGAGCCGCCGGTATTGTCCGAATACCAAGCGACCGCATTGACGTCGTTGCTGCCGCTGTATTCGTAGCCATTGGTCTTCACCCCACCGCGTGCGGCAAACTCCCATTCCTTCTCGCTGGGGAGTCGGTAGCCGTTGGCCGTTGCATCCACCGTCGGCACTGAATTACCAGTTCGATAGACCGCAGTGCCCACCTTGTAGACCGGCCTCAAGCCCTCCTTCTCGCTGCGGGCATTGCACCACTTCACCACGTGATACCAGCTGACCGTTGTCACCGGGCGGTTCGGTCCCGTCCCCGCCCCCACACTGCCGATGTCGTAGCCATTCGCTGCGGCCCACGTTCGGACCGTTTGGAACTCGGCCCAAGTGACCTCGGTCTTCGCTATGAAAAACTCACCCACGGCTTGGGCTCCGGCCCACGATGAGGCCGGCAGCGCTCCCGCGGCCACGTAAACGAATTCCTCAGGTTTTGGCGCAGAGCTATCGTCCACCTTGACCTCGAAGCGCATCGCCGTGCTGTAATTTCCCAGCCAGTCGGTTCCCGCGTTCCAGGTGATCACCTTGCCGGTGCCGATCGGTACGTTCGCGCCGACCGCTCCGCTTAGGGTCGTGGCAGGAACGTTAAAGGTGGCACCGCCATCGCTTGAAATCCGCAGCGTGACGCCGACCGTCGGCGTGTCCGCCGTCACGTCATAGGTGATGTCCACCAGCTTCGTACCCGGCCGCTGCTGCCCTTGGACGTTCGAAACGACCGGCTCCGCCGCCAGAAGCGTTCCTGTTAGGAAAAGAAGCGATGCGACGACCTTCAGGCCTGTCAGGGCTGCCGAGCCGGATGGTGATTTTCGGTTCATCGGCTTTCTCATCCCAGCCGTCCGGTCCGCGGTCAAGGCTCAAATCCGCGCGTGGTCGGAGCTTCCGGACTGGATCGAAGCAAAAAGCCCCCTCCGGTTTCCCGGAGAGGGTGCGCATGAATCACGTTTGTCCTCCTGGAGCGCGCGTCAGGAATACTCGCCGGCCACCAGGTTGATGCGGCAGGCGGCGGTGCCGTCCAACTCGATGAGGGCGGGTCCCTCGTTGACCGCGAACACCGTTGGGGCGTTGACCTCCTTGGTCGTGTTGCCGACCGGAACCTGCCCGCGAGAGGTCATCAGCGAGACCGTGTCACCCGGTGCCAGCGCGAGGTTGAGGTTGGCGTTGAGGGTGATGGTGCCCGCGTTGGCATCGACCGAGGCAACCACTCCACGCACGCCGGTTCCGGTGGCGTTAGAGAACAGGACCACCACGTCGTTGGCGGTGGCACCTGGATAGGGCGGTGCGTTGATCACCGTCTGGTTGGCCGCGCTGGTGGCAGTCACGGTGGTGGCCCGCGACTGTGCGCGGAAGAGCAACAGCGAGCCCGCCTTGTCGGAGGTGGCGCTGGCGTATTGGAGCCGGACACGGTCGCGCCCGCCTGCGGGGATCACAACATGGCTGAGGGTGGTTCCGGCATTGCCGGTGAAGCTGAATGGAGTCATGGCGATGTTCTGCTAGGGGTGGATGGCTCAGGGTTTGACGATGCGCTTGAGGGCGTCGGTCTTGCCGATGGTGAAGCCGTAGAGGCATTCGATGGTGACGAACACCTTGTTGGCGCGGGTGTCGGTGAAGCGCAGGTAGCCGAAGGTCATGCCGGTTTGCGGATCGGTGACCGCTCCGGATTGCTGGTATTCGGCGACCGGCACGAGGTAGCGCATGGCCACCGCGACGGCGCTCGGATGCACGGCGAAACCGACGAGCTTTTCGGCGTGGTCGGCCGGGATCACCACCGTTTCGTGGAGGTCGAATCCGGCGAGCCGCTTGATCAGACCTTCGGTGACGCCCGGGGCGCTAAGGTTCATGTTAAAGCTCTTGGCCACCACGTCGTCGGCGAGCAGGTTGGTGTAGTGACCGGCGTCGAGCACGAGCGAACGGGGCGAGGCGGGCATCTTCACCTTGCCGCACTCTTCGCGGATGTTGAGGACCTTCTTGTAATCGAAGTTGGTCGCGGCAACGGCCGGGAGCGGAGCACCGAAGTTCGCCTGAGTGATGACCGTCATGATGTCGAGCAGCACGTCCTGGGCGAGTTGCTGGGCGGCGGTTTCCACCAGGGTATCGAGCAGGTCCATGGCCGTCTCGGACGCCTCGCGGGCGGTGACGTGGACGGTCTTGAACTTGTGGCGGTTGAGGGTGACCGGGATGGTGGTGACGGTCGAATCGGCGTTGGCGGTGTAGTCACCGGCAAAGTCGCTCGATCCGGACGGGGCACCGACCAGCGGCACGCGGACGGTGTCGCCTTTGTCGGCCTGCTGGGGACCGAAGTTGGTCGAGAACGCAGTGACAGGCAGCAGGTTCGCGGTGAAGGGCATGAGCGCCCGTTGCGCGACCTTGATGTCTTTGACGTTGGTAAGGGTGTTGGGCATGGCGGTCTATCAGGCTTGGTGTTTGAGAATGAGGGCTTGCTGCTGCGGGGTGAGGTTCCGCCAGAAGGCGGTCTGTTCGGCCGGGTCCTTGATCGCGGCGAACTGCGCGTGGAGGTCGGCGGCCTGAGTGGATTCACCGGCGGGCGTCACCTGGGCCGGGGTGGTCGTGCCGGTGGAGGCGACGACGCGGGCGACCTCGGTCTGGACGCGCTTGTCGAAGTCGGTCTGCGATGCCTGGAGGTCAGTGACCTCCTTGCGCAGCGTGGTGACTTCGGCAGTCGCCGTGTCGCGCTCGGATTTGAGCGTGTCGATTTCCGCAGCAAGCAGCTCGACCTCGCCGCGCAGGCGTTCGAGGTTGGACGACGCTTCGTTGAGAAGTTCGGTCTGGGCTTGGTGATCCCGTTGCAGCGTTTCCGCCTGCGTGCGGGCCTCGGCGAGTTGGTCTTCAAGAGCGGTGCTCATCGTCCGTGCTCCCGTGTCAACCGCCGCGTGATAGACGCGGAGCCGCCGCAGGGCTTCGGCACGGTCCGGGACCACACCCGCGAGATTGAGACGCTGAGCTTGCCGGCCACTGAAGGTCTGGCCTTCCATCGCCTCTGCCGGAATGGCGCGGCCCTTCGCCAGCACTGCGGCATGGAACTCCCGCGCAATCTCGGCGAGGTTCGAGCGGATCAGGTCTCGCTGGTCATCGTTGAGTGGCGTGCCGGGTGCGCCGATGGACTTGTATTTGCCGACCGCGAAGACCTCGACCTTGAGTCCGCGCTTTTCGAGGGCTTGGCTGTCGTCGAGGATTGCCTGCACGACACCGATTGATCCAACCTGAGCGGAAGGCGTGGCATAGATGGCGCTTGCCTGGCTGGCGATCCAGTAAGCTGCGGACGCCATCAGCCCGGAGGAGAACGCATAGACCGGCTTGCTTTCGTTGAGCGTGCCAACGGCGGCGGCCAATTCCGGAGTGCCAAGCACGGTGCCGCCTGGAGAGTCGATGTCGAGGAAGACGGCCTTCACGTCGGGCCGACCACCTGCTTCACGCAGCGCGGCGCCGATTTCCTCCGAGTCGGTGGCACCGAGGAAGAGGCGGGCGAAAATCCCCGGCTTGCGCAAGATCGGTCCGTTGATGGCGACCACGCCGATGCCGTCCTCGATGGCGAGCAACTCACTGGTCGGAGCGGACGCCGGGAGGCTACCGCCCCGGTCATGAAAGGCACGAGTGGTGGCCGCCATCGCATGGAGGGCTTCCGGCTGGATCAGCCATTCGCGGGTCTGGATCAGGTCGCTGGTCACGCACCTGCCAGCGTGTCAACGACCGGGCGGTGGTTCGTCGGGCACCGGCGGTGAAATCGACATGCCCGATGGCTTCCAGAGCATTTCAGGCGGCACACCGTATTTGGCGGCGGTTTCGAGGATCAGCTTCGCGTCGGACGCTCGACGCTCGATCTCTTCGCGGAAATCAGCACCGAGTTCGGCGTAGTGGTCGGAAAGCGTCTTGAGTCCCGCCTCCACATCGGCCCGGTTTTGTTGTGCCTCGCGGCCGGCATCCACGGTGACGCGCTTGGGCGGGACCGTCGCCACCTTCCACCAACCCATCACGGGAGGTAGGATTCCACGGGCAATCGCATCGCCCACAACGTAGGCCCAAACCGGGCGGATCAGGCGACGTTCGAGGATCATCTGGCGAAATGAGAACCGGCGGTCGGCCTTGGCCACGATCAGGCGCACACCTGCCCCGCCGACCTTGCTGGAGTCGGCAGCGAACTCGAACGGAATCATGCCAAGTGCGGAGTCACGACGAAGATGTTCGAGAAAACCGGTGAACGTCGGCGATGGTCGGTTCGATTGGAAGCTATCGAGCGACTCGTCGGGCTTGAGGGCGACCAGCTTGCCGCCGACGATGCGCTGAAGAGACACCGGGTCACTGGCATCCCCACCAGCACCCGCGCCACCGACCACGAAGTCACCGTTGTCGTCGATCTCGCCCCGGGCTGTCTTGAGGATGCGAGCCACGTCGGCATTGT